TTTACTAAAGAGATGGGATTAGAAACCAAATCTGGTGATAAGAAGAAATGATTAGAGATTTAAATAAGATATTTGAACTTTGGAAAGATAAAGTTGGTTCTAAAAGAACGCCTAATCCTAAGAGTGCCGAACATCAATACCAATTAAGAGAAATTTTGAATGACTTTAATTGGGATGAAGAAGTTATAACTGAATTGTTATATAATTTATCGGAAGCAAAAGGTAAGGTTTATTTGAAAGGAAAAAGTGCACCACCAGGAGCAGAAGTTCAAACTGGACCCCGAGGTGGACAATATTATATAGGTGATCCAGATACAGGAGAACCTGAAAAACCAAGTGCTAAAAAACCTAAACCTAAAAAACTTACAAAGACTCAACAGGCTGAAAGAGATAGAATAGATGCACTTAAAATTGATAAAAAACTTAATGATGCAGAAACTCCACAAGAAGAAGGTAAAGTTCTTGATGAAATAGTAGAAAATGAACATCAAGAAATATTAGGTGGAAACTATGGGCCAGGAGGTGGAGCAGCAAGTTATGGTGAAATGAATTATTCGGAGGCTACTAATGGATTTGCAAATGGTGAACCTACACCTTTAGGAGTAACACCTTCAAAACCAACACCAAAACCAGAACATAAAGAAAGATACAATCAAGGAAATCAGAAGAAAAAAAGAATTGCTTATGCACAAGAACTTGGTATAGTTCCTTATAATGATGATGATGAAAAACAACGAGAAAAGGTTGTAAATGAGCTGGCCCGTAGAGAAACTTGGGTTGATGGACAAATGGAAAAACATCAGGGTACTAAAGTAAAAGACCAACATTTTAAGTCTAAAAAAGACGAGGAATCACAGAGAGAATGGTTAAGAGTTGGATTTGATGGTGGTCGTTCAACTATGGAAGATTTACAGAATGATCCTGATTATGGTGGATTAAGTGATAATCCTGAACACCCTAAACCAAAGTCAATGATTATGTCTAAGGCAAATCAAGAAATGGTTAAAGGTTTATTGGAGAAAAAATTAAAGGCTTGTGAATTTAAAGAAACTAAAAAGGCAAAGAAGAAGTGTGAAACTCATTATAAAGAACAATTAGAAAATTTTGAACATGGACTTGAAGATCACGATACGGGAACGGTTTATTATGATAAAGATGGAAATTTAAGATTTTTAAATACTTCTAACAAGAAAAGTAAGTCTATGAAAGACCCACATAATAATTCTACAGCAGAAACAAGAATACCTACTGTAATAGCTGCTATGGGAGAGATAGCTGATAGTGGGGATTATCCAAATATGGATGTAGAGAAAGTTGCTAAGAAAGTAAATGATGCACAAGAAACTGCAACAAAAATGTCTGTAAATGCATCAAAAAATGTTATGTTGGGAAATGATAAAGACGGAAATGCATCAAAAACACCAATAACTACAACCCAAGGAGATTCATCAGGAGAGGGATCAGATTCTGGAGGACTTGGGGTTGTGGCAAAAAGATTACCAGCACAAAAGGCATATCAAAACGAACCTGCATATTTTGAAGCCGCAAAGAAACATAAAAAAACACAGGCTAAGTTAGAAGAACTTTATCCTGATACTCCCAAGGAAGATAAATGGTCTGATGAACAAGCATTAGTTGCAATTATGGAACTTAATAAAAGTGGAAATGGAAGTTGGAAACCACACGGTAAATTTATTAATAAAATGGGGCAAATGTATAATCAGGTAAATGATAGATTTAATGAGTTATCTCCACCAAAAACTGAAGAACAAGCATATGAACAGATATCAAAAGAAAGTGAAATTGAAGATGATGATGGTAACATGGTCCCAGTTTATACACCCGATGAACTTAAAGAGATTAAAGAAAACGATAATTTAAAAGAAGCTGGTAAATTAAATGAAAATTATAAGAGGGCGATGGCAAACGCACACGAAGAAGTTGTTAGTGGAGCAAAAGACTCAGATGAAGAATATTGGAAAGAAAATGGCCCCGCACCAGTTAATGAGATTACAGGGGAACCTGAAAATGGCCCCCATGTTAGAGGTTATGTAAAATCTTGGATGGCAGGAATGCATTGGGATAAATATATAGATAATTTAGATGGTAAGAAAAATATTCAAATTGGTGGTATAAATTGTAAACCAGAAGATTTTAGAAAATGTCTTGCAGACCAAGCTGGTATAGATGAAGAGCCAGATCCTAAACCAGATACGGAGTGGAGAGAAAAATTACAAGAGCATTTAGAAAAGAATATACAAATAGATGCTGATTCTAACGCTGTTAATTTAAGGGGGAAAGATGGAAATGATGTTCATGAACTTGGAGAGGATACTTGGAGAAGTGCTGGTGATTCTAAAAAGATAGCTGGTGGTATTGGTGATGATATGATAGAATGTATTAAAAAGAGTGTTAGTGAACGAAAGGCTATCCAGAGGAAACCTAAATAATGATCAAACTAAAAGACTTACTAATGGAAGATTGGATTGATGATAAGTGGTATCCTGCCCATACGAGAAAAACATTAGATTGGGTTCTTAATCAAAAAACTATTCCCATTTATCCAAAGTCAATGGAAAGAATAATTGGTAAAATACCAATAACTTCTTTTCATGTAACAACTCTCCATCATTTAGATAATGTAAAAAGTTTACTTGGTAGTAAAAAATCTATGTCAACTTTTACTCGCGCCGGTAAAGATTCTCAATTGGCTAAAGGAAAAGGTATCCAAACCGAAGGTGGAGTTATATTTTGGTTAGAAGGAACTTTATTGGCAAGAAAATATATGGATATGCAAAGTGAACCCGATAAAACTGGTCGTAGATGGATATCTTCAACAATAGTTTTTGATGATCCTATGCTGGTAAAATCAGCCGCTAAAAGAAAGAAGATACCTGACCGTGAAGCGTGGAGAGATTTTGAATGGGAAACAAAAGATAAAATGCAGGAAAAATTTGGTGGTGGTGCAGATAATATCAAAGAATATGAAAAGGAAGTTAAAGAAATATTAAATAAAAGAGCATCTGAAGTAATTGCTGACTATATTGACTTGACAAATAAGTTGTTGAAAAAACATAAAAAGTTAGTAAAGAAAAATCTTTCAACACCAGGCAAGAAAGGTTCTGTTTGGTGGAACGAAATTTTGATATATGGTGCAAAGATTAAAGAAATATTTGTAATGAGTAGAGTTGCTAAGGATTTGGATTGGAGTGTCACAGAAAGAGGTAAACTTGAAAAACTTGCCTCACTAGCGACTGGTAATGACCCAATCACCGTTGGAACTCCTACAAAATATCGTAAGTGGTATACAGATAGGAAAGGAGTTTTTGATGATGTTTAGGGAGTGGAATAAAATATAATGAGAACACAATTACTATGTACATTTACTAATATAAACGATTTAAATGAAATAATTGATATTATTATTTCGTGCAATACTATAATGTATGATAAAATATATGTATTTCAGAACGAAGAGGATAAAAATCAATTAGTATGTACGTATAATGTAGAATATGATGATGATTTTATGGAAGGTATTCCAGATACAATTTCTCTACATAGAAAAAAACAAACCAATACACTTTATACAATCAATGCATTGAATGATATTATACGAGAATTAAATAATGGGGTTTTAGATAAAACGTATATTGTACCTTGGGAGAATTATAGAAATTCAATTTTATTAAATAATGAAAAGGGTTTAGTGAGAATAAAAACAAAAATTTATAAGATAGTGAATATTACAGAGTGGGGAACAACAGAATAGGTTATAGGAATTTTGACGGATTTATTTTATCCTGATTACATACAACATCAGAACTTAGTTAAGGAACACGAAGATTTGGGAAAAATCTATGCTCAACCGATGGCAATTTGGTTGGGTAGAGATAGATACCATAAATTGAAACGTGTGCCTTCAAGAATTCAACGGTTGTTAAAAAGAGCAAAAAATAAAACAGTTGTATTTGTAATATATTCTATTCCGAATAGAGATATTAGTGGAAGACATTCTATGGGTGGAGAAGAAGATGAAGAGTCTTATTTAAAATTTATAAATGAGGTTATTGAAGGGATTGGTAATCATTCACCAATAATAATATACGAACCAGATGCTTTATGTGATGGTGTTAAATTAACTAAAAAGAAATCACAACAACGAATAAAGTTGATGCAAACTTCACTTAAATTATTGACTAACACAAATGCTAAAATTTATATAGATAGTGGACATCCAAACTGGTTGAAAGTAAGTGAAGTATGTTCGTTACTAAAAAGGTTTAAAAAAATACCATATGAGGGATTTATATTGAATTGTTGTAACTTCGTAGATACTGATTCGTGTGTAGAATATGGTACGGAGATAAGTAAATACATTGGTAAGAATTTTGTTATAGATACATCAAGAAATGGGTTAGGATATACTGGAAATATATACAATCCAACAAATATAGCAATAGGTGAGTATCCCACATTGGATACAAAAATTAAAAATTGTGATGGTTTCTTATGGATGAAACCATTAGGAGAGTCGGATGGTAAGGTTAATGGTACGCCTAAGGCAGGCCGATTCAGTTTAAAATATGCTTTAAAAATCATTGAAAATAGTAAAAAAATAAATGTATTTAAGTAATATATATGATATTTATATGTGAATATGGTTACTTCGTTATTACGAATTACCATTGATAAATACAAAATAATAAATAAAACATACATATAGGAGATTAACAAATGGACTTAGATAAAGTCAAGCGACGTTTAAATCAGTTACAAACATCAACACAAAGAACTTCAAATCTTTGGAAACCACAACCAGGAACACAACAAATTAGATTAGTACCTTATAAATTCAATAAGGATAATCCGTTCATTGAATTGTTTTTCCATTATGATCTAGGAGGCAAATCCCATTTATCCCCAATTAGTTTTGGTCGTCCCGACCCCGTTGAGGAGTTCGCACAGAAATTAAAGGCATCAGGTAATCGTGATGATTATCGACTTGGTAAAAAACTCGAAGCAAAAATGAGAACTTTTGCACCAGTGATTGTTCGTGGTGAAGAATCACAAGGTACAAAGTTTTGGGGCTTCGGTAAAACAGTTTATCAAGAAATACTCTCTGTCATCTCAGACCCAGATTACGGTGATATTACAGACCCAGTAAGTGGTCGTGATATTACAGTTGAATTTAAGACTGCAGAAGAAACAGGAGCATCATTCCCATCTACCGCAATCCGCGTTAAACCAATACAGACACCAATAAGTGAAGATAAGAATATTCTTGAAAAGGTAGCAGATACCCAGAAGGATATTACTGAAATTTATCAGGAAAAGACTTATGATGAACTTACGGAAATTCTGAATAATTGGTTAGAAGGACGAGAAGATGATCCAGCAGAAAACACTACAAAGTCAGTAACTACGGCACAGTCTGTAGAATCTGCTAAGAGTGTAGAGAATGTTTCAGAGGCCTTTAACGAACTTTTTGATAAGTAAAACTGATTGGAGAAAATATGTCAGTTAGAGACGAATTGGCAAATGTATTAGCCGATAGTTTAAACAAACAATTCAAGGATATGAAAGTAGCATATTTCTTGGACGGGTCTGATACAACACCCACAGATATTAAAGAATTTATATCAACAGGTTCGACTATGTTGGACTTGGCAATTGCTAATAAACCAAATGGTGGTATTGCGGTAGGCCGTATTACTGAAATTAATGGTTTAGAATCAAGTGGTAAATCTTTAATCGGAGCACACATACTTGCAGAAACCCAAAAGAAAGGCGGAGTCGCTGTTTATATAGATACAGAGAATGCCGTTAGTGAGGAGTTTTTGAAAGTATTAGGAATAGATACATCACAGTTACTTTACTTACAATTACAAACTGTAGAAGAAATTTTCCAGGCAATCGAGGAGATTGTTCTTAAGGTGAGAGAGGCTGAAAAGGATAGACTGGTTACAATATTAGTTGATAGTTTGGCTGCTGCTTCCACACAAGTAGAGATAGACGCAGATTTCGAGAAAGACGGTTGGGCAACTTCCAAAGCGATTATTATATCAAAAGCTATGAGAAAGATTACCCAGATGATTGGTCGTCAAAGAATAGCACTTGTCTTTACAAATCAACTACGAGCGAAACTTGGAGTAATGTTCGGAGATCCTTGGACAACTTCAGGTGGGAAAGCTCTTCCTTTTCACGCTTCTACTCGAATTCGATTAAAGAATAAAGGTAGAATAACAGACACCAAGAAAAATGTATTGGGAATGACAATACTGGCACAAGTTGTTAAGAATAGACTTGGGCCACCTTTAAGACACGCCGAATTTCCACTATATTTTGAAAGTGGAATTGATGATGTGGGTTCTTGGTTAGAAGTAATGAAAAAACATAAGTTGGTAAAGTCTGCAGGAGCTTGGTATACATATACCGATGTTGCAGGTGAAGAATATAAATTTCAATCTAAAGATTTTCTTAAAATATTAGAAGAAAACTCTTTGAAGGATGAGGTTTATGATAGAATTTGTGATAAAGTAATTCTTAAGTATGATATAAAAGATATGGATGAATCTGAACTCGTGAAAGAAGAAGTAGAGGGAGATGAATAATCGATATTTCAGCATACTTGAAGAAATTAAGAAAAAAGGCGGTAAACTAGATGATGGTCACTTCAATGATAAAGTACTTATTATAGATGGTCTGAATACCTTTATAAGAGTATTCAGCGTTATGCCAACTCTCAATGATGACGGAGCTCACATTGGGGGAATAGTTGGTTTTCTAAAAAGTATAGGTTACGCGATTCATCTATTTAATCCCACCCGAGCCATTATAGTATTTGATGGTAAGGGTGGGAGCACCCGCCGTCGTAAGTTATTTCCAGAGTATAAGGCAGGACGTAAAGTTAAAAAGAAACTTGTTCGCTCGTATGATTTTAATACACCAGACGAAGAACGACAAAATATGCTTGTGCAACTTCAACGAATTGTAGAATACTTAGAATTATTACCAGTTTCAACACTATCAATCGATAATATTGAGGCAGATGACACTATTGGTTATTTATCTAAACAAGTTTTTGATAAAAGTAAGATTACTATTTTATCAACCGACAAGGATTTTTTACAACTTGTAAATCATAGAATTAAAGTATATTCACCCACTAAAAAGAAAACGTATGATAGAGAAACTTTGATGGAAGAATATGGAATACCATCTAAGAATTTTTTAACATACCGAATATTAGAAGGTGATAAATCAGATAATATACCTGGAGTTAAAGGTGCAGGATTAATTACAATCAAAAAGAGATTTCCAGCTATAGTAGATAAAGACAATTATGTTTCATTAAAAGACATAGTTGAATATTCTGAAAAACATAAAGATGAATTAAAGTTATATGAGAGTGTTGTTGTTTGTAAGGAACAATTAGAACTCAATGATAAATTAATGCAGTTAAAAAATGTAGATATTTCTGGAAATGCTAGAATGAAAATATTATCAGGAATAGAAAAACCAATTACAGAATTGGTGAAATATAAATTTGAGACGATGTTTTATGCAGATAAGTTGTTTACATCTTTACCAAATTTACAAGGATGGTTAGCACAAAATTTCACACAATTGAACAGATACGCAAGGATGAGTCATGGGAAGAAAGCGTAAATACTTTACTTCAACGGAACAACACGACGCACAGAAGCGCTGGCAAATGGAACATTATGAGCGTAATAGGGAAAAACTGCAAAAATTGGCCAGAGAACGGTATAAAAAGAAAAGACACCAAGAAATTGAAGAAACTTTGAGAAACGGATTGTATGGTGAAGAAAAAATATAATAATGCGTGTAAATTATGAAGTATTACAGAATTTTGTAGACATAGATGATTTAGAATTAAATTATCACAGAGTTACAAATGATATAAATTCTATTGATATAGAGGACGGTATTGAATGGATTTTCAAATACTATAGAGAAAAGGGATTTCCACATTATACTGTACGAGAAGAAGAAAAAAATTCACATATAAATTCATTGAGAAAATTTGATTCGGATAGTATTTTTATTGATAATCAAATACAACAAACTATGCATGGTTTGAGATTGGCTTGGAATTATTTTCCTCATTGGGTAGATGTTCAATGTGGAAATTCTAAAATGCCACCTATTGGATATTTCAATGATGATGATTTACTCAAAACAATAATTAGAAAAACTTGGAAGTATGAAGAAAAACACGGTAATAATAAATTTACAGAAAATCGTTTTAGACAGAGTTTAAAATTATATCAAGGTTCTCAAGCAGTGAGTAATTTTAGACCAAGTGCAGCAAAAGTTATTTATGAGAAGTTTGGTGGTGATGGAGTGATACGAGATATGAGTTGTGGTTGGGGTGGACGATTGATTGGATTTTTAGCATCAAAAAACACTAAACATTATATCGGTACAGAACCATCAACAAAAACATATGACGGGTTGTTAAAAATGAAAAAAGAATTTTCATATTTGGGAAAACAAATAGATATATATAAACAAGGAAGTGAAGACTTTATTCCAGAAAAAGAATCAATCGATTTATGTTTCACTTCTCCACCTTATTTCGATACCGAAAAATATTCGGATGAATCAACACAAAGTTTTAAAAAATTCCCATCCGAGAACGAGTGGGTTAATGGTTTTTTAAAAAAGACCATAAAAAATTGTTATTACGGATTGAAGAAAAATGGTTATATGTTAATTAACATTGCAAATACACCAAAATATAAATTCATAGAGAAAGAAACAGTAAATATATCAAGTGAGATTGGGTTTATAAAAGAACCTACTGTAGATTTGATATTATCAAGTGTGGCTGGTAAAGGAATAAAAACTGAACCAGTATTTGTATTCAGAAAGGGCAATAATGGATAGTAAACTAATCAACGGAAATAGTTTAGAAGTTTTAAAAGATTACGATGATAATTCAGTAGATTTACTTTGCACAGACCCACCATACGGATACGGATTTATGGGTAAAGATTGGGATCAGACACTTCCACCACGAAAGATTTTCGAGGAATGTTTAAGAGTATTGAAACCAGGTTCATTAGCATTTGTAATGAGTGCACCAAGAAGTGATGTTCAATACAGAATGGCACAGATGTTAGAGGAAGTTGGATTTAATGTGAGTTTCACACCAATATATTGGACATATGCTACAGGATTTCCAAAGGCTATGAATATTGGAAAAGCAGTTGATAAGAGATTGGGTGCTGAACGAGAGGTTATTGAAACAAAAAAATATACAAGGAAAAATGACGCCAGTTTCGCCTACACAGATGGTAATAATAGGTCTGAACCATTTAAAGCTGGTGAACATGAATATGATATTACAGAACCATCATCAGACAAAGCAAAAGAGCTTGATGGTTCATATGCAGGTTATCAACCAAAACCAGCAGTAGAAGTGGTGATTGTGGCAATGAAACCATTAGAACAAAAAGGTTATTTAGACCAAGCACTTGATAATCAAAAGGGAGTAACTTGGTTAGATGATTGTAGAATACCATTTGCAGGTATGAGAGATAAAGAACAGTTTGATAAAGATAATGTTGCTGCTATGATGAACTTTGATGGGAAATATGAAAAAGGTGAAGGTAAGATGTATGAAGGTGGATGGGAAAAACCAAATAGAGAAGGATTATCAAGAGGAATACAAGCATCAAGAAAAACCACAAAGAGAAAACCACGAGAAGAAAATACGGTATTTAAGACAAGTGGATTTAAGAGTGAAGATAATGATACAGCAGATGCATCACCACTTGGTAGATTTGCCGCTAACCTATTAGTAAGTGATAAAGTATTAGATACAGGTAAGAAAACTAAATCAACTGGTGGCCGAGCATATCAAAACACAAATGAGATGTTTAGTGGTGGTTGGGCATATGATGAAGAAGGAACTGGAGAGAATCCAGGTAAAGGAGATGAGGGAGATTTTAGTAGATATTATAGTTTAGATGAGTGGTGGAAAAGTAGATTGGTAAAATTAAATCCAGAAGTTCAACGGACATTTCCATTTTTAGTTGTTCCCAAGGCGAGTAAGTCAGAAAAAAATATGGGATTGGATGATTTTGAAAAACAACAAAAGATATATAATGGTCAAAGTCCAGAATCAAGTAAAGATATGAAAGGTGTAGATAAGAAATTCACTACACAACCAACTAAAAACAACCACCCAACGGTAAAACCACTCCAACTATTCAGTTATTTAGTAACACTTGGGAGTAGAAAAGATGATGTAGTGTTAGACCCGTTTATGGGTAGTGGCACCACACCAATATCTTGTGTGACTTTAGATAGAAAATACTTGGGGATAGAGAGAGAAAAAGATTATTTTGAAATTGCCGAAGCACGAGTAAAGAAGGCAATCAATCCAGCAAACTTAGTAGAACACGACTTTTTTTAATATGGCAGAAACATTAACACATTTCGGACATTCATTTCAAAAGAAAATAATAGTATTATTATTATTCAATCGTAGATTTTTGCAAACAATTAATGATATATTGGAACCAGATTATTTTGATTCCGATGCAGATAAATGGTTGGTAAATTGTATAAAGAAGTATTATGAGAAGTATAAAGTAGAACCAACATTAGAAGCAATAAAAATACAAATAGATGAACTTAGTTCAGAAGTTTTAAAGAAATCAGTAGTGGATAATTTAAGAGAGGTATTTCAACTTAGAGAGGCAACTGATTTAAATTTTGTAGAAGAAAAGTCCATAGAGTTTTGTAAAAATCAAACATTAAAAACTGCAATAATGCAATCTGTAGATTTATTAGAACGTCACGATTATGATGGTATAAAAACTACAATTGATGCGGCAATGAAGGCAGGAACTACAAAAGATTTAGGACATGATTATATAGAGGGATTGGAAGAAAGATTAACACATTCAACACGAGATACTGTTGCTACAGGTTGGGATATTATAGATGAAGTGATGGATGGGGGTTTAGGAAAAGGTGAGTTAGGAGTTATTGTAGCACCAGCTGGTATTGGTAAAACTTGGTGTTTACAGAGATTGGTATCAGAGACTATAAAAAGAGGTAATACCGCAATACATTACACATTAGAATTAAACCAATCTTATGTTGGATTAAGATATGATACTATATTTTCAGGAATACCCACAGGAGAAATTAAGTTTCAACAAGAAACTGTTAAGAAGGCATTAGAAAAAGTAAAGGGAAAATTATTAATAAAATATTTTCCAACACGGTCAGCATCAGTACAGACATTAAATGCACATTTAAAACAAGTAGAGTTAAGTGGATTTAAACCAGATATCGTTATAGTAGATTATGCAGATATTATGAGAGATATTAGTGGTGGTAAAGAGTTAAGACACCAATTAGGAAACATTTATGAAGACCTACGAGGATTAGCGGGAGAGATGGATATACCAATATGGACAGCTTCACAAGCTAATCGTTCAGCACTTGAAGAAGATGTGATTGATGCCAGTAAAGTTGCAGAGGCGTATAGTAAAGTTATGACTTCAGATTTTGTAGTTAGTGTTAGTAGAAAGATTGAGGATAAGGTTGGAAATACGGCAAGATTCCACGTGATTAAAAATAGGTTTGGAGTGGATGGAATTACTTACCCAGCAACTATGAATACTAACATTGGTAAGATAGATGTACATAGACCATCATCATTAAGTGGACAAGAGGCATCAAAAAAGATGGTAAATTCAGAAGATTTTTTGAAACAAACATTGAGAAATAAATATAAAGATTATAAGAGTAGTGAAGAAGCGGGAGAAGAAAAAACTTCTGACAAAAACTTTACTGATTTTGGTTAATTTTAAAATATTCGGGATAGAACCGAATATATATAATATTTATTTATGGTTGGGAAAGTAAATTGAAAATAAAAAAGATTTTCTCTCTACTTTTATTAAGGATTTGGTATGGCTAGACCTCAAAAATATTTTACTAAAAAAGAGCAAATTGAAGCTCGCAGGGCACGACAACGGAAATATTATTATAGGAATAGAGATATAATTCTTAATAAGAAGATAAAGAAATATTGGGCAAATAAATATAAATAGTTTTTAGAAGGGAAGTTACGAGTGGAATTTAAGTTATCGGAAAATTTTATAAATAAGTACAAGAGAAAAAAACCACCATTTGGTTTTAATGGTTTAGGTGAATTGGTGTATATGAGAACCTATTCTCGTATCAAAGAAGATGGTAAAAATGAACGTTGGTGGGAAACAGTTCGTAGGGTTGTAGAAGGTACTTACTCGATGCAAAAAAATTGGATTGATCAACATCAACTTGGTTGGAATGCTTGGCAAGCTCAAGCATCAGCTCAAGAAATGTATGAGAGAATTTTCAATATGAAATTTTTACCACCAGGGCGTGGTTTGTGGGCGATGGGAACTCCAATCACCGAAGAAAAGAAGTTATATGCGGCATTAAATAATTGTGCCTTTGTTTCTACTTCTACAATAAAAGACGATTACTCGAAACCATTTTGTTTTTTAATGGATGCATCAATGTTAGGTGTTGGAGTTGGTTTTGATACAAAGGGGGCTGGTCATGTACATATAAAGGGCCCTAACAACGACAGACAAGAAGAAGTTTATGAGATTCCCGATACACGAGAGGGATGGGTTGAAAGTTTGAGATTGTTGTTAGAGTCATTTTTTCATGGAACGGCCCCTGTTACATTTGATTATACGAAAGTTAGAGATGAGGGAGAACCAATCAAAGGGTTTGGTGGAGTTTCAAGTGGCCACGAACCTTTAAAAGAAGTTCACGAAAGTATTAGAAATGTATTGAATAATAATTTAAATAATCCAATTACCGTAACTACAATTGTGGATATAATGAACCTAATTGGTAAATGTGTCGTAGCAGGGAATGTAAGACGAACGGCGGAGATTGTGTTCGGTGATCCCTATGATGACGAGTATTTGGATTTAAAAAATTATAAAGTTAATCCAGACAGAGAACAATATGGGTGGACTTCAAACAATAGTATTTTTGCAGAACTAGGTATGGATTATACTGATGTGTGTAAGAGAATTAATGATAATGGCGAACCAGGATTCGCATGGTTAGACAATATGAGAAAATTTTCTCGTATGCAAAATGGTGGAGATAATAAAGACCATAGAGTAGCGGGTGGAAATCCTTGTCTTGAACAATCACTTGAATCATATGAGTTATGTTGTTTAGTAGAGACGTTTCCAAACAATCACGATTCATTAGAGGACTATCAAAGAACACTTAAATATGCTTATCTGTATGCCAAAACCGTAACATTAGGTAAAACTCATTGGCCCGAAACCAATAGAGTTATGTTAAGAAATAGACGGATTGGATGTAGTGTAAGTGGTGTTGCACAATTCATTACAAAACACGGAATGGAAGAATTAAGAACTTGGTTAGAAAACGGATACGACACTATACAAGAATGGGATAAACAATATAGTGATTGGTTCGCAGTTCCAAAATCTATCAAGACCACGAGTGTTAAACCAAGTGGAACAGTTTCCTTATTAGTAGGGGCAACTCCTGGAATGCACTATCCAGAAAGTAGATTTTATATTCGAAGAATAAGAGCATCTAAACATTCAGAATTATTAGAACCGTTGAAACGGGCAGGTTATACGGTAGAACCAGCGTTTGGTTCAGAAGATAGTACCGTTGTTATAGAAGTACCAGTTGATGTTGGAGAAGGTATAAGAACTGCAAGTGATTTATCAATATGGGAACAATTCAGTTTAGCCGCATTCTTACAACGACATTGGGCAGATAACCAAGTTAGTTGTACGGCAACATTCGACCCCGAAACAGAAGCAGATGAACTACCACACGTGTTGAATTATTTTCAATATAGATTAAAAGGTATATCATTATTACCACGACATGAGTTAGGTGCTTATAAACAAATGCCATATGAAGCAATTGATGAGAAAACTTATAATAAAAAATTAAAAAAATTAGGTAGGTTGAGTTTTGTAGGTATTGAAGGTGAGGAAGCGGAAATAGACAAATTTTGTAATAACGATGTTTGTGAAATTCCAGGAGAAATAATTTATGAGTCATAAATTAGAATATTTATGGTTAGATGGATGTACACCAACTCAAATTAGGTATAAGACAAAAGTTGTAAAAGAACCATTAAAAGTACCTGAATGGGGATTCGATCCCATTTGGGGATTTGATGGTAGTTCTACTGAACAGGCAGATGGTGGTAGTTCTGATTGTCAATTAAAACCAGTAAGGGTTTACCCAAATCCATTAGAAGAAGATAGTTCTATCGTATTGTGTGAAGTCTATAATGTAGATGACACACCACACAAATCTAATACAAGAAGATTATTAGAAGAAACTATACCTGGTGGTATTGATGAATGGGTTGGTTTTGAACAAGAATACACATTATTTAAAGATGCTATACCATTAGGGTGGCCTGAAGTTGGAGAACCTAATCCACAAGGAGATTATTATTGTGGTAGAAATATCGGTGAAAATATTTCAAGAGAACATTTAAATGCTTGTATCAAAGCTGGTATTAGTATTTGTGGAACTAACGCAGAGGTAATGTTAGGACAATGGGAATATCAGATTGGTGCAGGTGGTTCTATTCATATGAGTGATGATTTGTGGGTAGCCCGTTGGTTGATGGAAAGAATTTGTGAGAAACACGGATTATCAGTATCCTTACATCCCAAACCAGTAAGTGGTGATTGGAATGGTGCAGGTTGTCATACTAATTTCTCTACAAAACATATGAGGGAAGATGGTGGTTATGATAAGATAATAGAAGCCTGTGAAAAACTATCAAAAAATCCACAAGAACATATTGATGTGTATGGTCAAGATAATGACAAAAGACTTACAGGAGAACATGAAACTTGTTCTATTGAAGAATTTCGTTATGGTGTTTCAGATAGAGGAGCATCTATCCGTATTCCGTGGCAGGTGGAAAGGGATGGTAAAGGTTATTTAGAAGATAGACGACCATCTTCAAATTGTGATCCATATGTGGTTTCACAAAAATTAATGGAAACTATTTGCAAATAAAGCTTGACTTATATAGGTTTTTATTCGTATATTCACATATGTTAAATTGGAAAGTTATAATATAAATGTATCAAAATATATATTTTGATGGTCGTATGATTCATATATGGGATGATAAATTAGGTTATAGAAAAACACCATATAAAAGATATGCCTATTTGAATGACAAAGTTGGTAAATTTACTGCACTTGATGGAACTCGTTTAAAAAAGGTTTTTAGATATGATAAAGAAGATGAAAATTTATATGAATCTGATGTAATAGCAACTACAAGAACTTTAGTAGACCAATATACTGATTCAGACGAACCATCAGTAGGTCATAGAACTATGATTTTTGATATTGAGGTAGAGGTTACAGAAGGGTTTCCATCTCCCGCAAAAGCAGAAAATAAAATAACTGCTATTGCATTATGGGATAGTGTTACAGACGAATATTATTGTTATGTTTTAGATCCAGAGAATAAACTTGAGATAGAATCAAAAAACTGTGTATTAAAAAATGGTAATAATACCATAATTGGATTTAAATCAGAGATTGAGATGTTAAATGCTTTTTTGGGTAAATATTGTGAGATTCGTCCAACTATTATTACAGGTTGGAATACAGATAATTTTGATATACCATATTTGTATAATAGAGTACTTCAATTATTAGGTCAAGAGTTTGCAGGGTTATTATCACCAATAGGAGTTGTTAAATATTCAGATTATAGACAGAGATTTGAAATAGCGGGAGTTAGTTGTTTAGATTATTTAGGATTATATAAAAAGTTTACACCGAGTTTAAAACCGTCTTATAGGTTAGATTCAGTTGGTGAAGATGAGATAGGAATTAAAAAGGTTTCTTATGAGGGAACTCTAAATGAGTTATATGAGAATGATAGAAAACGATTTGTAAAATATAACTTAAATGATGTTCATATAGTTGTAGAGTTAGATAAGAAATTAGATTATATTGAAATATCACGAGGTATATGTCATATTGGTCATGTATCATATGAAGATATTTACGCAAGTTCTCGTTATTTAGAAGGAGCAATTTTAGTCTATTGTAAAAAAATAGATGTGGTTGTACCAAATAAGAATAAAAATGCAAGAACTTTAATGACTAAACGGGCGAGAGAAGATAAGTTTGCAGGGGCGTATGTTCAAGACCCAATACAAGGTAGACATGAATGGGTTTATGATTTAGATATTACATCTATGTATCCAAGTGTTATTAGGTCATTGAATATATCACCAGATACTAAAATAGGTAAGGTTGTGGGGTGGGATTCTAAAGAATTTATTAAAAAAGATAATAAAAAAACATATACAATAATGGTTGGTGATAAAGAAAAAGGAAAGTTGACAGAAACAGAATTAAAAGAGTATTTTGAAAAAACTGATGTGTCAATTAGTTCTAATGGGATATTGTATAGGATGGATAAAGTAGGATTAATTCCAGCAATTCTTGGTAAGTGGTTTGACGATAGAGTTCAATTTAGAAAATTAGCAAAACAATTTAACGATGACGGTAATGATGAGAAATTTCAATATTTTAATAGACGACAATATTTACAGAAGATTTTGTTAAATTCTCTATATGGTGTATTGGGTTTACCAGTATTTCGTTTCTATGATTTAGATAATGCAGAGGCTGTAACTTATACAGGTCAATCTCTCATTAAGTTTAGTAAGAAAATTACAAATCATTATTATAATAAAGAACTTGGTACGGATGAAGATTATGTTATCTATATAGATACAGATTCTATTTTTGCATCAGCCACACCGTTGGTTAAATCACGACATAAAGGAATTGACACTAACGCTGAAGCTATTATGACACAACATATTCTAAATATTGCAGATGAAATTCAGGCGTATTTGAATAAGAGTTATGATTTATTTGCAGAGAGATTTTTAAATTTAGATAAACATTATTTTGAAATTAAACAAGAGGTTATTGCTAAGAGTGGTTTATTTGTAACTAAGAAACGTTACGGACTAAAGATTATTAACGAGGAAGGTAGAAAAGTTAATAAAACTCACGTTAAGGGATTAGATACGGTTAGAAGTTCTTTTGCAAGAGGAATGAAGTCTTTATTATCAGAAGTATTGGAAGATTTATTAGTAAATGTACCCAAAGAACAAATAGATAAACGAATTTTTAAGTTTAAAAAGGGTATGAAGTCGATGAGTTATGATGAAATCTCATCACCGACAGGAGTTAAACGATTAGGTAAATTTATAAAAAAAGTAGATGAGAGAAATTTCCACCATGGGGATAGAACAATAGGTGGTAAATTAATAACAACATATTATGCAAAGGCCACACCAGTTCATGTAAAGGCATCTTTAGCATATAATGATATGATAGATTATTATGATAAAAAAAGATATTCAAAAATAGCGAGTGGTGAAAAAATTAAATGGGTTTATTTAAAACAAAATCCACTTAGCTTAGCAGTTTTAGCATATAAAGGGGATGAAGACCCTCCAGAAATTTTACAATATATTAAAAAATATATTGATGTTGATAAGTTATATAATCAGGCACTTAAAAAGAAGATTAAAATGTTTTATGATGCGATGGGATATGGATTACCCGTAGATGAAAGATATACTTTAGAAAGATTTTTTTGATTTTGGGAAATAAAATAGATATATATATATGTATATATCAACAATTAATTAATAAATGTAATATAGGAGATACAAAATGAATAAAGCTTATTTAGATAGGTTTATAAGTAAATATTCACTTGGAGATAGTGTGAATTCGGTGGTTTTGAATGTAAATAATGAAGTTTTAACTACTGAGTTTATAACTTTGGATAAGTCTTTACTTGGAAAGGTTACTTTAGATACTTTTCAGTTTGAAGATGTGCAGTTGGGAATCTACGATACTAAACAGTTGGCTAGTTTACTAAGTGTTTTAAATGATGATATTAATTTAACAGTAGTTAAATCAGAAGATAAAGTGGTTTCGATTAAATTTGAAGACTCATATGCATCTGTAAATTATATGTTGAGTGATTTATCGGTTATTCCAGATGTACCATCAATGAAAAGTGTTCCAGAGTTTGAATTGTCGTTAAAAATAGATAGTTTGTTTATAACGAAATTTATTTCTGGTAAAAATGCATTAGCTGAATCAGAAACTTTTACAGTTTTGACAGATGCTAATACGGATAGTTGTAAATTTGTTATTAATTATTCGGCTATTAATACTAACAGGGTTAATTTACCAGTAACGGTAGATACTTTTAGTGATGTTGGCCCATTGTCCTTTAACGCGGAACTGTTTGCAAAAGTTTTACAGGCTAATAAAGAATGTGAAAGTGCAAGTATGGAAATTTCGAGTAAAGGATTGGCAAGAGCATCTTTTAAAGTAGATAATTATGATGCAGTTTATAATTTAGTTGCTAGTCAAAGTGTAGATTAATCAAATCGGTTATCAATGTATTTAGATTACTTTGATAAGTTTAAAAATATGGAGCCCTACCTTAAAATAGATAAAAAGGAATGGGCTTACATAAAAGAAACTTACGATAGACCAGATATTCAAGAAACTCTCGTAGAGATTTTGAAGGATTATGAGTTACCTACACAAGAGTTGACCAAAAAAGATGCTTACAAAGATTTTATGAAGTTAAAGGGAATACAATGGCCTGATTACTTAAAAGAATCTGAATGGTACGCAAGGTCAGAATATAAATGGCCGTTAACTAAGAAAATTATACGAAGGATAAATAGAGGAAATGACGCTAGTAATTATTTCCAACAGTATAATAGATGGTCGGTAGATGGAACTATTTCTCCAGGTCCAGTTAGGACTTGGGGAAATCCAAAGTTTATGTATACTTTGTTAGGTTCATTATTCACACTTGAGGTAGAGAAGGTAGATAGGGGAACATTAAGGTCTTGTATTGGACTTCGTAAGTATATATGTTCTCAATTCAAACCAAATGTAGCAAAATCAATTTATGATATGTTTAAGGCAGAGACCATACTTGATTTTTCTATGGGATGGGGTGATAGACTGGCTGGATTTTACGCGAGTGATTATGGGAAACATTATGTTGGTATTGACCCACGTAAAGAGAACCATTCAATATATGAAGAACAATCAAAGTTTTACAACAAACATTTAGGATTTTTCGAACAAGAGAGAAAGTCTGAATTTCATTGTTCTCCCGCTGAGGAGTTTGATTTTTCACAATATGATAATTATTTTGATTTGGTATTCACTTCACCACCATATTTTAATGTAGAGCGTTATAGTTATGATGATACACAAAGTTGGGTTAGATATAAAGATATAGATGATTGGAATACAGAGTTTTTACAGAAAACGTTGAATAATTTATGGAGAAGTATTAAAACTGGTGGATATTTATTAGTGAATATAAGTGATGTAAATGCATCGAGTAAAGGTAGGAAGGCAAAGGGTTGGCTACCTATTTGTGATCCTATGAACGACTTTTTAGATACATTTAAAGATAGTGAATATAAGGGTTGTGTTGGTTATGAAATGGCAAAAAGACCTAATTCAATAGGAGCTGGAACTGCTAAAGTAACAGAAGAAACTAATAGAAAACCAGAATATATCTTACCAGTAAAAGAAGGATTATTTGCTGAACCAATTTGGACATGGAAAAAAATATGATTATAAAAGAAGATCACGGGTTATGGGTAGAACGCTATCGGCCTTCAACAATGGAAACTTACATAGGGAACGAACATCTCAAAAGTAAGGTATCCATTTATTTAGAGAGTGGAGACTTGCCACATCTTTTACTGTACGGAAGAGCCGGCACAGGTAAGACCACTCTCGCAAAACTACTTGTAAAGAATATAGAGTGTGATTATCTTTATATTAATGCTAGTGATGAAAATAATGTAGATACAGTTAGAACTAAAGTGAAGACCTTCGCATCCACGATGGGATTTAAGGATATGAAAGTTATTATCTTAGATGAGTGTGATTACATTACACCTAACGCACAGGCAGCATTAAGAAATCTGATGGAAACATTCTCGAAACATTGTAGGTTTATTCTAACTTGTAATTATGTCGAGAGAATTATAGACCCGATACAATCTCGGTGTCAATCATTTCAGATTATTCCACCATCAAAGAAAGAAGTGGCAGTTCATTTATCAAATATATTAAAAAATGAGAATGTAATTTTTAAAGTAGATGATATAGCAACTATTATTAATGGTGGATATCCAGATATTAGAAAAGTTATAAATACATCACAACGACAAGTTGTAAAGAATGAACTTAAATTAGATGCTCAAGAAATTATATTGAGTGATTATAAATTAAAATTATTAAAAGTAATACAGACTAAAAGTAAAACACGAAAGGAAATATTTACAGAAATAAGACAAATACTGGCAGATGCAAAAGTTACAGATTTTGCAGATTTTTTCAGATTGTTATACGATGAAGTAGATACTTATGGGACGGGTCATATAGCAGAATGTATTTTGATTATCGCACGATATGAATCATCCGATACCCATGTAGTAGATAAAGAGATAAATGCAATGGCAATGTTAATAGAAATATTAGGAGTAATTACATAATGGAAGAAAAGTATTGGGGAGAGAAAAACTCTCCCGTTAAGAAAGCAGTTAATAATAAAGAAATTACAGAAAAACATATAGCAGTACATGAGAACAAGATTTATTATTATGCAGGAGTGAATAGAGAAAGTGCAGCAGAACTAAATAAAAAGATTGGTGAATTACAAGTTAGAAGTTTTACAATGGCAAATAACTTGGATGTAGAACCATATCCTATTCATCTACATATAAATTCGGGAGGCGGTTCCCTTATTTCAGGAATAGCATCAATGGATACAATACTGAGATGTAAAGTCCCAGTTTATACATATGTTGATGGATTTGCTGCAAGTGCAGCAACATTTCTTTCAATAGTGGGTAATAAGAGATTTATTAGTAGACATTCATATATGTTAATACATCAATTATCTTCAAACTTTTGGGGAAAATATTCAGAGTTTCAAGATGCAAAACAAAATTTAGATTTGATGATGGACACAATTAAAAATGTATATAAGAAATATACAAAAGTTCCAGTCAAAAAATTAAATGAAATATTAAAACATGATTTAATGTGGGATGCTGAAACGTGTTTGAAATACGGTTTAGTGGACGAAATCATTTAAACAAAACAACAGGAGAAACAAAATGGCAACAGTTAAAGAACTACACGCAAAAATCAAAGAACACTTTGAAGAATTTGATCTAAATCACGCAGTACATGCTGAAAAAGGTAACAAAGCAGCTGGTGGTAGAGCAAGAAAACATATTGGAGAGATAAAAAAACTGGTAACAGATTATCGTAAAGCTTCAATATCAGAATCGAAATAATAGGAGAAAAGTATGTGGAAACATATAGGTGATATACCAAACACAAGGGATGAACATATCACAAATTTAGAGGAACAATTTTTTGATTTATTTCCAGATTGTGAAGACAAAAATAAGGCACTCGGTTTATTTAATGAGATTGTTCAATATTTGATTGTACGAACTGATAATATTATGTCTGGAAGAGAATATAAAGATGGTGAACTAAAATGAGTACAAAACCTATGAAACCTTTATCTAAACCTAAACAAACTGTAGATTTATCTAAGGCAGATACTTTACAATGTGAGGAATGTGATAATTATTTGTTTATTACCTCATATGTGATTAAACGAGTTTCTGCAATTTTATCACCATCTGGACAAGAAGGATTAGTTCCAATTCAAGTTTATAGTTGTGGTAATTGTGGTACAGTTCCGAAAAAGTTATTAGAAGGTAGTGGACTTGAAACCTAAAGGTCTATTTGATCATCTTAATCATATAACAATAAATAAAACAAAAGATTATTGGATCACTTTAACAGAAACAGAGAAGAAACAATGGTCTAATTATATGATTAATCGTTTTCTCTCTATGAAAATGGAGTGGACTGATTTTGTTAATGAAATACAGAAATTAAAGCTTGACCCACGTCAGCTTTATGTTGTATATTCCAGTATATTACCGAAGGGTAAGCAGTATTTAAAATATATTAAGAAGAAAAAAGACCCTATTTATAATACACAAGTTGTTCAGAAAATTTCTGAATATTTCGAATGTAGTCAATCCGAATCGGAAGACTATTTAAAATTATTAACAAAAAAACAAATTAGAGAATTGGTATCTA